AGAAGCCCTGCTGCTTTTAGAGAAGCAAGACGGTTACTCAACGCAAGATGAGTGTCAAAATTCTTTTTTGAGTTACGTCAATCACATGTGGCCAGAATTTGTCTGCGGTCGTCATCATCAGATATTTGCCGAAAAGCTAGAACAAGTTGCTAGAGGTGAGATCAATCGCTTGATTGTTAACATGCCACCTCGACATACTAAGTCTGAGTTTGCTTCGACCTTCTTTCCGTCTTGGGTGATGGGACTTAAACCGAAAATGAAAATAATGGAGACGACCCATACGGGTGAACTCGCCGTTAGGTTCGGTCGTAAAGTGCGTAACTTGATGGATCAAAAAGAATACAAACAAGTTTTTCCCGACGTCAGTTTGCAGGCTGATAATAAATCAGCAGGGCGTTGGGAAACAAATAAGGGTGGAGAGTATTTTGCAGCGGGTGTGGGTGGTGCTGTAACTGGTCGGGGTGCGGATCTACTAATCATCGACGATCCGCATTCTGAGCAGGATGCACTTTCGCCAAATGCGTTAGAGTCTGCCTACGAGTGGTACACGTCTGGACCTCGCCAGCGTTTGCAGCCAAAAGGTGCAATTGTAATAGTGATGACGCGCTGGTCTTCGATTGACTTGACAGCCAAGTTGCTAGAAGCGCAGAAAGAACCTTTGGCTGACCAATGGGAAGTAATAGAGTTCCCTGCTATTTTCCCAGATACTGAAAAGCCTCTTTGGCCCGAGTATTGGGCGTTAGAAGAATTGCAAAAAGTTAAGGCATCTTTGCCAGGAATGAAGTGGAATGCTCAGTGGATGCAAACGCCGACTGCTGAAGAGGGTTCGATTATCAAACGCGACTGGTGGCAAAGATGGAAACATGATTCTTTACCTTCGGTTCAATACATTATGCAGTCTTACGATACAGCATTTTCTAAAAAAGAAACGGCTGACTTCTCAGCTATCTCAACTTGGGGTGTATTTAGACCCAGCGAAGATTCGCCCGATTGCGTCATATTATTAGATTGTCAAAAAGGCAGATGGGACTTCCCTGAACTCAAAGAAATAGCGATGCGCGAGTATCAATACTGGGAAACCGATATGGTTTTGATTGAAGCCAAGGCAAGTGGTACGCCGCTTACTCATGAGCTTAGAAGGATGGGCATACCTGTGGTAAATTACTCCCCAACAAGGGGTCATGATAAAACAACTAGAATGCACTCGGTTGCTCCTATCTTTGAATCTGGTATGGTGTATGCCCCGAACATGGCATTTGCCGAAGATATGATTGAAGAATGTGCATCATTTCCGTTTGGAGCTCACGATGATTTATGTGATACTATGACTCAAGCGTTGATGCGATTCCGCGAAGGCGGTTTTGTAAACTTAGATAGTGATTACGAGGACGAAGAACGCGAACCTAGACAGAGAGTTTATTACTGATGGCAATAGAAAGACAAACACCCGATCCTGCTCAAGAAGTAGAAGACATGCAAGATATGACAACTGAACGGTCAACCGAAGATATTGATAATGAGATTATTGAAATCTTAGAAGGTTTGGACGAAGAAGGGGTTCAGTATCAAGACGATGGCTCAGTTATTTTGGGCGAGATGGAAGAAGAAATGGGCGACGTTGGTTTTAGCGAAAACTTAGCAGAAGTTGTTTCTCAGTCTGAGCTTAGTAAAATTTATATTGAACTAACAGCTGCAATAGAAAATGATAAAGCGGCTAGAAAAGATTGGGAAAAAACTTATACCGATGGCTTGAAATATTTAGGTATGAAGTTTGATGATGTTAGGTCTGAACCTTTCGAGGGTGCGAGTGGTGTTATTCATCCGTTGCTTGGCGAAAGTGTTACTCAATTCCAAGCGCAAGCTTACAAAGAATTATTACCAGCTCAAGGCCCAGTTAAAACTCAAGTCGTTGGCGAATACAGCGCAGCTTCAGAAGAACAAGCTCAACGTGTGAAAGAGTTTATGAATTATCAAATCATTCACGTAATGGAAGAGTACGATGAAGATTTAGACCAAATGTTATTCTATCTTCCGTTAGCAGGTTCTGCTTTTAAGAAAGTTTATTACGATGAAAACTTACAAAGAGCTGTTTCAAAATTTGTTGCGCCCGAAGATTTAATTGTTCCTTACTATACAACCGATTTAGAATCTTGCCCAAGAATTACTCACGTAATTAAGATGCCAGAAAATGAAGTTAAAAAACTTCAAGCTATTGGTTTTTATAGAGATGTTAGAGTTGCTGATGGCAACAGTTCTTCTGATGCTTCGGGTGTTAAAGAAGAAATAGAAAGATTAGAAGGAATGGAACCCTCTTACGATACTGGTGAAGTTTCTAATCTTTACGAAGTTCATTGTAATTTAGACCTAGAAGGGTTTGAAGATGTGAATGCAGAGGGTGAATATACAGAAGTTAAGTTGCCTTATATCGTAACGATTGACAGCAACAGCGAAAACATTTTAGCGATTCGTAGAAACTTTGAAGAAGACGACCCGATGAAAAATAAAATTGAATATTTTGTTCACTTTAAATTTTTGCCTGGTTTAGGTTTTTACGGATTTGGTTTAACTCATATGATTGGTGGTTTATCCAAAGCCTCAACTTCAATTGTTAGACAATTAATTGATGCTGGGACTTTGGCTAATTTGCCAGCTGGTTTTAAAACTAGGGGTATTAGAATTAGAGACGAAGATTCTCCAATTCAACCAGGTGAGTTTAGAGACGTGGATGCACCCGCAGGATCTTTACGAGATGCGATTCAACCTTTGCCATTTAAAGAACCAAGCCAAACTTTGCTATCCTTGTTAGGTCTATTGGTTCAAAGCGGCCAAAGATTTGCCTCTATTGCAGAAATTAATATAGGCGAAGGCAATTCTCAAGCACCTGTAGGAACTACGGTTGCCTTGTTAGAAAAATCAACCAAAGTTTTATCGGCTATTCACAAGCGATTGCATGCAGGTCAAAAGAAAGAGTTTAATTTGTTAGCAAATATTTTTGCTAAAAGTTTGCCCGAGTCTTATCCATACGCTGTAGCAGGCGGACAGATGGAAATCAAACAAGCTGACTTTGACGATAGAGTAGATGTATTCCCTGTCTCTAACCCAGACATATTCTCTACTAGCCAAAGAATTATTATGGCTCAAGAAATGATGCAATTGGTTCAATCCAATCCGCAAATTCATGGTCCAAATGGTATGTATGAGGCCTATCGCAGAATGTATGCTGCGTTAGGAACAGATAATATTGATGCGTTATTGATACCACCCCCAGACACTCAACCTAAACCGATTGAGTCTGGAATGGAAAACAGCACTTTATTAATGGGTGGAACAGCGCAAGCGTTTATTCAGCAAAACCATGATGCTCATATTGCATCTCACGTTAACTTGTTGAACATGCAGCCAGTTCAAATGAACGCTCAAGTTCAAGCAAACATACATTCGCATATCATGCAGCATTTACAAATGAAAGCTGACTTGATTGCGCAACAGCAGATGCCGCCCGAGGCCATGCAGCAATATCAACAATTGCAGCAACAAGCCCAACAATCCACACCTGTTGACGCGGCGGCGCTCCAACAACAAGCCAATGAAATACTAGCTCAGTTTAGCTCGCCAATAATGACAGAGCTAATGACTCAGTTTGCTCAACAAGTTGCAACACCTCCGCAAGAAGATCCGTTGGTCGCAATTAGAAAACAAGAGCTAGCACTTAAAGGTCAAGAACTACAACAAGAGAAAGAACAATTTGCTGTTAAAGAACAAATGCGAGCAGACGAAAAAGCTAGGCAAGATCAAATAGACCGAGAAAGGATTGACGCTCAGCGAGATATTGCTAGAATGAAGGACGATACGACTCAAGATAGACTTGATCAACAAAAAGAATTAAAATTGATTGATATCGGTCTAAAACAGTTCGATCAATTTAGGTAAACAAATGGCTAAAAATATAAAAGTAGACAAAAACAAATTATCATACAGCAACAAAGGTACTGTCCCTTCAAAAAACAACGAAGGAACTTTTTCTGCTGACGCTTCTCCAAAGCCAGGAATGGGCAAAGGTAAAGCCAGAGGTATGGGCGCTGCTGAGTACGGCGGTAAGTTTTCTGGCATTTATTAATGTCAACAATTTGGGTAGCTGACCAATTAAAAAAAAGGCTAAAGGAGAAGAAAGAGGACACCCAGAGCCAATTGCTCAACGGTGTTCAATCTTTTGAAGACTATCAATATCTACGTGGACGTTACAATTCCCTCGTTGACGTAGAACAAGAACTTAGGGAGTTGCTAGAGAGGATAGAAGAAAATGACGAAGAACAAAGTATTGGTACCTGACCATATTGCAGCTGAATTAGAGAACGACAAAGCCGCAGAAGAAAAAAAAGTAGAAGAAAACAAATCTGAAGTTGACAAAGCTTTTGTCAGCGCAGAAGATCGAGTTTTAGATCCCACCTTGGTTGACAAAACCTTAATAGAAAGAATGCCAAATCCTACTGGATGGAGAATGTTAATTCTTCCATACAGAGGCAGAGGTGTATCTAAAGGTGGAATTGTATTAACAAAAGAGTCAGTTGACAGAGAGGCTTTAGCCTCGGTGGTTGCTTACGTAATTAAGATGGGACCACTCTGTTACAAAGACAAAGACAAGTTTGGAGACACACCTTGGTGTGAGGAGAAGCAATGGGTGCTAATTGGTCGGTATGCTGGAGCTCGCTTTAAGTTAGGCGATGATGCAGAATGCCGTATTATTAACGACGACGAGGTTATCGCTACGATCGCAGATCCCGATGATATCGTCACGCTGTAAACGTGAGGAGGACTCATGCTAGAAGAAGAAAATAATCAAGCTCCAGAACAAGAGATTGATGAAGGTGAGATTGTAGAACTGGATATTCCAGAGGAAGATCAAGCCGATGTAGAAGATGTTTCTGAAGAAGAAACTAAAAAAGATGAAGAGCAAGACGAACTAGAGAACTATTCAAAAAATGTTCAAAAGCGTATTGCTAATTTAACTAAAAAAATGCGTGAGCAAGAGCGTGCCGCTCAATCTGCTTACGAGTATGCAAAAAGCTTACAAAGTGAGAATGAACATTTAAAAACCAGCACATCTCAGCTTAATCAAAGCTATTATGGTGAAGCTGAAAATAGATTAAAGTCTCAAAGAGCTCAAGCTAATGCTGTTTTAAAAGGAGCTTATCAAGATCAAGATTGGGACAAAGTAACAAAAGCCCAAGAAATTCTTGACAAGATTACCGTTGAAGAAAGCAAGTTAGCTAACAATAGAATGCAAATTCAAAGAGAGCCTGTATATCAACAGGTTCCAAATCAACTAGCATTTCAACAACCAGTTCAAGCTTCGACTCCGCAAGCAGATCCTGCGGCAGAGTCTTGGGCAGAAAAAAACGAGTGGTTTGGTCAAGACGAAATAATGACTTTAGCTGCTTTTAACATTCATCAAAAATTAATTGAGGAAGAAGGGTTTGATCCTA